TCTGGAAAACCTATATCATTTCTGATTGAAGTACTACCTTCATTTCTTAGGGTGGTTCCAGCGATTGAACGTTGTGTTTTATATTCTTCTTTTAAGTAGTATGTAATCAAATCATATACCGCAAGTTTTAAATCAGCTGGTACAGCTGAATATCCTGCGTTATATACTACTTTTACTGCTCCGAACCCTTGATGCCAATAATCGATACCTGTACTACCATCTATCCTTCTAATACGATCATGTTCTGTATCTACATAGTAATGCGTATTGTTGGTTAGAGTTTCATAGCTGTCAGCGATTGAGGCTCGTTCTTGCACGGAAGTAACACTAGTGAGTGGAGATTCTGTGACAAAAACCTCCGAAGTGAGTTTATCCTCGACATCAAATATCTCTGTTTTAGTAGCAGAGTAATAATCAATGATAGAGTGTCCACAATATGTTTTAACCATTTGACTCACAGAAGCAACCAAGGTATCGATCTTTGCATCGTCCTTGTTATGATCCATCTGTTTGTAATTTTTATAGTCTTTTGTAGTAACTAGGTTTGCCATTTTGTGTCCTTTAAGTGAGGTGAAACTTGGAGGAGCAATTACTCCCCCAAGTCACCCAGCATATTTCTTCATACCCGCATAGCGCGGTGTAAGTTAATTAAGAAGCTTTGTACTGAAGTGCCCACTTAGATGTAGCGCCATCAATTAGATCGATGAAGCCTAGTCTTTGTGAAGCAACTAGTACTCTTCTTTGAGCCGCAACCTCGTAGTCTGACTCAACGGTCATTCCACGTAATCTTGGCATAACATAGTTTCTAGCGTATACTGCTACGGCATGGAATTTAGATGTAGCAGGTGTAGCGAACTCGTCGCATACACTTACTTTAGATCCAAATACTGTTCCGATTTCCCCAGATAGTTTAGTAGCTTGGTCGCCAACTAAATTAACATCTTGGAATTCAGCATCCTCTAGTAGTTCGAAGTAGCCTCTTTGAGACACAACGTAAACTACGTCTTCAGCTTTTAAGCCGTATTTGCCCATGTTCTTTCTAGCAGCTAATAGTTGTAGCGCTGTAAGAGCATCTGATGCAAATGCAGTTGAAGTCTGAGTTAAATCTGAATCATTTCTTGCTAAGTGCAATAGACCTTCAAATGTTGCTCCACTTGTGCCATAAACGCCATCAGCGTCATCACCAGCAAGTATTGCATTCTCAATGCCTCTGGCATGAGATCTGATCATAGATTCACGAATCAATGGAAGAATAGGCAAGATTGCATCTTCTTCTGTTTCGTTACCTAAGTATGATTGAGAGATTAATTTTTTGGTTGAAAGGGTTCTTTCGGTCATTACTATACCAGCACCATTTGCAGGGTCATACGCATCGCCTCTTGGGTCTAAGTTACCATGAGGTGCGGATCCTGAAGCTGCTTGGTTGCCTGTAAATTCAGCGTAACCAGCATCTGGTAGGATAGGTAATATTTGAGTCGCAGAAGTCATAGCGATTTCTCTAAATAGAGGTGCTAGTACTAATTCGTTTTGAATATCCCTTTCTATGTTTGTTGAAACAGTTTGTTCAAAATCTGCAGAGGAAACATCAACACCTGACATGGCATTAACTTTTTCCATTGTAGCTACAGCGTGCTTAGTATTAAGCCCTTTGCCTGTAGCTTTACCAAGTAACCATACGTCCTCTAGATCGCTAGCAAACGACTCAAGGCTTCCACCTTTTTGTCTTTCGCCAAAGATTCTTTTAGATTCTCTGATTTGTTGGATTTCTTCAGATTTTTCTTGTAGTTCAGCTTTTAGGCTTTCTACAACTTGCTCAACGTTAGAGTATTGACTATCAATGCGTTTTTCTAAATCAGAAACTAATGCTTCTGCTCCAGATGTTCCTGCTTCGATAATAGCTGATACTTCAGCTTTCTTTTCTTCGAGTTTAGCATCGGATATTGCTTTTTCTTCAACGGCTTTCTCTGCGACTGCTTGTTCTTCTGCCATAGCTTTCGCTTTAGCATCAGCTTGTTGCATCGCAATAGTTGCAGCTGTTTCTTTAGCAACGTTCTTTGCAAACTCTTCAAGATTAAAGTCTTTATTTTCTGACATTATTTTTTCCTTGAAGACAGACGTAATGTCTGTATTATCTTGAGGCGTAATTACCTCGGTTTTTTTGACAAATTGCTTTTTCCACTCAGAATATTCTTCCTGACTGTCAAAAGACTTCGCCACAGAGAAGGTGGCTGCTTGATTAGCGGGTACGGATACCACACTTACTTCAAACAACTCCGCATCTTTAATCAAGTACCCATCGCCGCTTTCCATATAATCTGCGTCTTTGACGCGGAAGCCGACACTGAATGCTCTCAGAATACCCTCTTTCACTAAATTTGTTACATCGCCAGCACTTTTTGATAGGTTCGCGGTAATCTTTAGTCCCTTTTCGTCAGTCTCTAATGAGGTGGCTCTGCCGATAGGTCTGTTGTAGTCATGGTTGAAAAGTATAATAGGATTACTGCCAAAATTTTCTAATCCTCCTTTCTCCCATGCTTCTTTATTAATAACATCTCCCGCACGATCTGTATCGTTAGTGCTGGCATATCCCTTGATATCTACGCTTCCATCTTCGTTAGGGTTAACGGATTTGAAAGTTGATGTTAAATTAAAAATCTTTTGCATAATTATTCCCCTTTATTTTGCAGCAGGCTTTACAGCCTTCGCAGCTTTTTTGGGCGCTTTTGCAACTTTTGGAGCGGCTGCTACTTCCGTAGAAGGATTAGCCTTTTCCCATTGCTCAGGAAAGTTAGTTTTTATCATTTGACCTACTCTTCCCCAAGAACCAAAAGGCCTCTTGGCGATAGTAAATCTGATAGGTGCATCATCTGCAGCTTTATATTCTGCGGGTGATAGGATCTTTCCTTTTTCAGCAAAATAATCAGCTAGTTGTTTTAACACTTGTTTTTTATTCGCCATTATTTTCCTCTTCTTCAGGTCGTCCACCTTCAGATGGATTCGCTGCTGAGCCTGCTATATTTGCAGGCACTCTTAAGTCGTCATGCCCTTCTAACGGCTCCATTCTCATTGCTTCTCTGACTTCGTTTGGCGTCATAATTCCAGTATTAACTAAAGTACTGTAATATGCTGCCGAGTCTTTCAGTTCGGGCTGTAAAGCAGGTATATTGCTTACATCTTCTGAAAGGTCGAATCCAAAGAAACGCTCAAATGCAAAGTTTATCTTTCTTACTATAGGTAGTACTGTTTCTAAATAGTACAATCTATGGTTGGGTCTAATATTTGCATTGTTCCCACTATCCAATAGCAATGGCGGTACGCCTATTGCTTGTAGTATAATCTTTTCGTTTGCCTCAATAGCTGCTTGGAAGTCTAGATCTTTAAAATTAACCTCCGTTAAGTTATCTATTTCTAAACCACCATCTAAAATTAGAGGTCGTCTCCCTCCTGTGCTCGGGTTGTAACGGGCTCTCCAAGCAGCTAGCATACGTTCTTTTATCTTTTCACTAAGTGTATTAGGACTTTTTAGTACTAATCCTGGGACAGCTCCATTTTTAAAAAAGTTGTCCTGAAAGTTTCTCATACTTGCTAAAAGCTGCATGGTTCTATATGCAGGTTTTAGTCTTGGAACTCCTCTATAAATAGAGTTAAATGAGTTTTCCTTAATATGTACAATTTCACTTGGTGAGTAATCGATAATTCCGTCATACGTATACTTGCTTATATATGTCTGTTCGTCTGTTTCAATTGTAACGTTTTCAGCAGGTAAGTGATACATGCCGCTCCCGTCAAAATAAATAAATATGTTTCCATCAATCAATAAATCAATTATCAGATTTCTTTTAAATGTATTTATGTCTTGGAATGGATTTGGTTGCACATTTAGTAAGTTATTAACAGTAACTTTTCTAATGTTTTTAATTACTGGAGTTAGTCCTGACACTTTAGGTCCGACATCCATTGGGATTTCAGCAACGTCATCTACAACAATATTTACTGCACGGTTTACAACTTCTAGCTTTTCATAAGCGTCACGATATCTAGTAACTACTTCTCTAGATTCGACTGTTAAACCTTCCTCTCTACCAATCAGGTATTGAGCAGGATTAATCTTTTCGTCGTCGCTATAGATATTTGTTTGTCTACCTAGTATTCGGTCATACCATGCCATGTTTTTCTCTTTGTTTTAGTACCCAACGTTGTTGTTTTTGGGCTGTGAATAATTTGGGTCGTTTTCCATAAATGGAATGTAATCTTAAATGATGATTATGACAAAGAGTTACAGCCTCTTCGTATAGTTCTGCGATATGCTGCTCTATAAACGTATCTCTAACTTCCATTATTTCTTCAGCGCTATCAATATTCAATTTGTTCTCTCTTAGCCACTTGTCTAGTAGTTCCGTCATTCCGTAGAAGTGATGAAAGTCCAGATTTTCCGTACTTCCGCAAATTTCACACTCCGTTCCCTTATCGTACTTTGACTTTGCTTTGTCTCTAACGTATTTGACTAAGTCTCGCTTAAGATTCATTTATTTTTCTCTTATCTTGTATTATACTAAAATACCACGAAAAAGTCAAGAAACATTTTTTCGTAGGTCTGGTTAATTTAAAAAGTTGTTGCAGAAGTCTCGAAAGTATACAGCGCATATCTGAGAGCATCTGACATATGAGAGAATCTATCGTGTTTTGGTTTTTCTTTCATAAGATTCGGATTTGGGTCCCATTGATACTGGTCTAAACACTCGAGAGTGTGAGTGCATCTCTGATCCACTATAAGCTTATTATTGTCAACTATGCTTGCTACTTCTCCGATTCCATCAAGAACAGATTTTTTAGCGTTTATAGTGGTTACATCATAATTCTGAGCAAAGTCAAATCGTGTTTGTTGTGCAGCTGAGTCAATGTAGATCCAATCTATGTCATGTTTGTCTTGGAGTGCCCGTATTTGTAGTGCGTGTTGTTCTGTAGTACGCTCTGAATCTAAGTACTCATCTAATACATAGAAGTTGCCTGAGTCCCAATCGTATGCAATAACGCATAAAGCTGTTGGGTCTTTGTACCCCACATCCAGTCCTGCAATGACATCCATTTTACTTGTGTCTAATTCTGATAAGTCGGCTACACACTTCTCGTAATCAAATGCCCATATTTGTCCTGCATAAGTATTAAAGTCAGCCATGTATTCCTGAGCAAACTCTGCTCCTGACATAGATTTTTTAGCTTCTATAATGTCTTCTTCACTAAAACGTGGGTTCTCGTGGTAAGTAGCTCGTATTGAGCACCACTCTGCAAATTCATCTGAGAATCCACGATAAAAGAAATCAGCAAACCAGTTGTTTCTACCACGAGGTGTAGATATAAATATTGCTTTACTATTATCTTTATCAAGTGTAGGACGTAATGCTACATTAAAAGCATCTCTACCGTCTACAAGTGCTGCTTCGTCAAAGATAATTAAATCGTATGATCTACCAACACAAGAGTCCACTTGATTGATTGATCCCATACGAACTGTAGAACCATTTGATAGTTCTATAACTCTATCTTTTGCATTGTCTTTTGTAACTTCTAGATCGAAGTGTCTGATAAGTTGTCTCTGTAAATCAAATGATATTTGAGATAGAGAGTAATTAGGTGACATAATTAATATGTGAGTATTTGGGACAAGTGCTGTGAGTTGCCCAATTATGTTTGAAATGTATGTTTTCCCCTGACGTCTTGATACTGCTCCGCATACAAAACGATATTTGGGATTGTTGACTGCATTGATTATTGCAAGTTGTGATGCGATAGGAGTAACCCCCAGTAGTTCCATATATGGCTCTATCGGAAGTTTGATAAACCTATCTTCTGATGTGTAAGAGGTTAACTCTGTACCCTCTATGTCTTTACGACTGATTTCTAAAGTCAATGTACTGTTTTGTTATCTGATGAATGAATAATTTGATGTGATTGAGCAAGGTGGTAAAGATATAAAAAGCCACCACAGAGTGATGCCATCTGTAAGTTATCAGCGTTGAGCTGACCAGTCTTAGATGCTTCTTTGTCTACTTTATCTAATACTTGAGTTGCTGCATCTGAAAGATTCCTCAGCCAGCTCTCATCTAAATATCTTAAATCTATATCTTCTACCATTTTACTTTATTTGCCCAATATGCTGCGGACATTTTTCCTTTTTTAATATTCCTACGATGTCTTGCTTTGAATGAAGCACGTTTCTTCCTCATTTTAGCTGACTCGCCTGTTTTCCTTTTGCCCGCTGTTTTTGCTCCCTGTTGCCCAAATCTAATAGTTTTAACTTTCTTTCCTGATTTCGCTACTACTATGTGGGACTTCTTTCTATGTTTTGGAGTACGTTTTGGTTTATTATAACCTGAAACTCCTGCTCTCTTAAGTCTAGAGTCTTTTTTTCGCCCTCGTTTCCTTACCGCCATAGTTATCTCCTTCTACGACGTGTAGTTTTACGTTTACGTCGTCCTCTTTTTGCTATAGTTTTTACATAAGTGGGTTTACCACCTACTCCCTGTCGTTTTGAGCGCTTACGTCTTACTGCTGATGTTCTTTGACTTTTGCTCATTCTTGCAGCTTTAGCTGCTGGTACACACTTGGGGTATCCTTTCTTTCCCTTTTTGGCTTTTTTTCTGCCACACTTTTTGTAGCCTCCACCCTTCTTAGGTCGAGAAATGTCTACCCAGTTCTGTTTAAACCATTTGCCTAAACCACCCCTAGCCACGACGGTACTTCCCTCCTGCTTTCTTATATTGTCTCACTAAGTAAGCATTTGCATATGCACTAGGGTATACAGCAAACTTTCTCTTAGTCTTTGCTTTAACTCTAGCATATAGCTTTTTATTAGTAGGTACGTTTCGTTTCTTGGCTGAGGTTTTTCGTTTACGCCTCTTAACAGCCATGGTGCCTCATACCCTTTTTCTTTTTACCCCCGCGCTTTTTACCACTTTTCTTAGGTCGTCCACGTTTACTTCCATAAGTTCCTTTACCACTTGGCATAATTAACTCCTTTTGCCCAATCTCTGAGCCCTGGACTTTTTGTACGTTTGGTACTTAGTCCTTCGTTTTGATGTTACCCTTGATTTTAAATACTTCTGATAAGCAGATCGTCCTTTCGTAGACCCACGAGTATTTCGTAACTTTTTTCTCGCCACTACCCTTCTGTTAAGACTGGCGTTCCGAGTATTTCTGCATGTGCAGCAAATATTTGATCAGTATTTCCTTTTTTAAGAATTATTGTTTCTCCACCTGCTAGTGAGCAAGTTCCTAACGTGGCGTCTGCCGCATTAGCAACAGTAACTAGTCTAACTGTAGTACCTGAATTAACAAGTCTTACATTGACAGATCCATCAAATGTAGATGCAGCACCAACACTAGTTCCACACGCAACTTGTGTTCCGAGCAATTTTATAGCTCCCATTTACTTCTCCTTTGCGTCATCTGACGCCTTCTCCTGTGCTTCTGCTTTAACTTCTGCAAAGGTTTTTGATTTTTGTTTAGCGGCAATCATTTTGTCTTGAATATCTACTGTGCCGTCCCAGTTTTTGTCTGAACCGTTTATAATATTCCAAGCTTTTTTAAACCACTTAGTCATTTTCCTCTAAAGCTTTTTCAGCTTCCTCTTTTGTTTTAAATTTATGCAATTTTCCCATAGCATCACGGTACTTCCATAATCCCCTACTTTCATATATTTCTATGCCAGGGGCTTCTGGAGTTGTTGACTCCTTTGCGGGCTTTGCCATTTTAGTCTCGTAATCAACCATCACTACTCCTATAGTTATCTTTACGTCTATAGTCAGCTAGTGCTTTTGCTATAGACTCCTCTGCTAAAACTGAGCAATGAAGCTTGATAGGTGGTAGAGACAATGCATTAGCTATATCTTTATTAGTGATGTCCTCCGCCTGTTCCAGTGTTTTGCCCGTTAGCATATCTATTAACTCACTTGAGCTGGCAATTGCCGAGCCACAGCCGTAAGTTTTAAATTTTATATCTGTTATTATGTTATCTGTAACTTGCAATTGCAGTCGCATAACATCTCCACAAGCAGGAGCTCCAACCATTCCTGTTCCTATGTTAGGATCATTAGGGTCGAAGCGTCCAACATTGTGCGCTTCTGGATTCTTTAGTACGTCTTCAAAACGTTTTACTACTTTATCCGAATAAGCCATTTAGAAGCTCCAACCAATAGTTAAAGCCGCATGATCCATAAATGTTCCATGCCTTGCACCATCTAGTACCTGAAGACCTACCTTTGCTCCCATCCAGTCTTTAGATATTGTTAATTGTTTATAGTCAGTATCATCATAGTGTCTTCCATACTCTAAATTTACATCTAGTGCTTTTATGAAGCCAAGATCCATATCTACTGCTACAAAATCTTTGTCTGAGTCATCCATATCTACATAGTAAGATACACCAAAGTGTCCTACATTTGCTAATATGTACAGTTCTTCGTAAGAGTCTGAGCTTCCATCGTAGTTATATTGAATTACTCCAAGGTCTAATGCGATGCTATTTGAAACTGCGAGTGCTACTCCTCCGTAAAAATCATACTCAATGCTATCATCTCCACCAAAGTCTACCTGAGAAGCCCAAACTCCTCCGTATAAACCATTCTTTTCAACTTCTAGATGACCAGACACTGCTGCTCCTCCATTAGTTTGAGATACTCCTCTCCAAATATAGTCTGAAGAGTAATCAACTCCTCCACTCAACCCTGCAAAGGCTGGTAAAGTCATGAGTGATAGTAATATTGCTAATAATTTAGTTTTCATATTTTTCCTTATCCGTTAGGTCATTGTATAAAAAGTAAAAACAATAGTGGCAAGTCCTACGATTCCGCCTCCTGCAGCAGAAAAAAGAACTGTCTCCAGTCTGCTGACGGAGTCTTCTACTGCATCGAATCTTTTGCTCGCTCTGTCTTCCATGCCCTCTAATTGATTAAACACGGTTTTCCAGCGCTCTGCGCAAATAGCTTCGTGAGTTGTAAGTCTCCCCTCTATATCTTCGTTTTCGCTCATTATCTATTCCTAGTTGCTTTGAATTTAAAAATTCTATAGTGTATTTTATCAAAATATGAACGTAAAGTCAAGAATTATTTTTTTAATGTTATGTTTTTTGTAATTTTCTAGTTCCGCCTTTGAATATTGGGGCAAAGATCTCTACAGGCTCGTCTTTACCTTTTACTTTGATTGTATCAAGTTTTGTATATTTAGTAGTGCATCCATGTTCTTGTAAGTGCTTTAGTGTAAAGTCGGAAAATAATATAGGAGTATCATAAGTTCTAGTTTGTACTTCCAGTCTTGCCCCTAAATTTACTGCATCGCCTACTACACTATAATCGAAACGAGACTCACTTCCCATATTTCCAACTATGCAAGGTCCTGTATTAATTCCTGTTCCTATTACGACAGGGGGTAAGTCTAGTCCATTCTCTTTTAATTCTTTATTTAATTGTTCGGTAAGTAGTTCTATTTCCATAGCTGATTTAAGTGCCATTTCTGCATGTTTTTCACAGGGCAGAGGTGCATTCCAAAATGCCATGATACAATCTCCCATATATTTGTCGATTGTACCACCATTTGCGAGTATAACTTTAGTCATTCGATCTAGAAATAGATTTATTAGTTCAACAAGTCCTTCAGGATCGTCTTTTTTCATGTACGCTTCTGAAATTGGTGTAAATCCTACAATATCTGCAAATAAGAATGTCATTTCTTTTCGTTCCCCTCCTAAGTTCATAAGCGAAGGGTCTTTAACAAGCATATCTACCATATCTGGAGATAGATAAGTACCAAATTGTCCTTTAATTTGGCGCCGAAGTAGAAACTGCTGTATAAAACTACGAAAAGTTACGACTGCCCAAAAGATAAATAGTACTAAAATGGTTCCGCTGACATCTAAAAGTATTCCTTGTTGGAAGAAGTGCCAAGCTCCATAGCATAGGGCCGAAAGAACGCCTATAAGTATAGGTAGTGAGAAATATATTGAGTAGGTAGCAAATGCTAAAATAAGTAGTACTAAAGTTGTGACTCCAAGCTCAGCTACAACTGCCCAAGAAGGCTCTGCTGGGCTATCACCTGAAAGAAGGCCGTGTAAAATATTTGCTTGTACTTCGTGAGCATATCGAGGACCATTTGGAGTAGGTATAGGGTTTGCTACGCCTTCTGCTGTTACGCCAAATATTACAAAAGTTGCTCCTTGCAATGGTTGTCGTAGATACTCTGCTGCGGATTGTCGATAAAATTTAGTGTTCCAAGTAGTCCAAACTCGAGCTCTTGGGTCAGTTGTAATTAAAGGATACTCAGGTAGTCTTACCCACTCTACACCTGTTTCTTTAGTCGATAGCTGATAGCTAGGGTTTCCTGTTGCAACTCGAAGCATTTCAAGAGCAAACGAAGGATACAGTTTATCTCCTACGTTTACGACGAGAGGTACTCTTCTTACTACGCCGTCTACTTCGGGTGCTGTTGTTATTAGCCCTACGCCTGCGGACTGTTCTGCTAGGGCGGGTAGTTGTCGTAAAATTCCCGGATACTGATATAGCCATGGTCTTGGATTTTCCCCTAAGGCGGCAGTACCTACATGAGGTCCGCCTTCTGTAGCTTGTGTTGAAGCTGTATATGCTAATATGGTCGCTGTCTTACTTAAGTCATTTGCTAGAAGAAAGTCTTCCTCGTACCCTCTAATATCAGGGTCTGGCATTAATACTGTTATACCTGGTATGGCATCTGTTCTTGATATTAAATCTCCATAGTACCTTCTTGGTATTGGATACCCGCCTACAGCTTCTACAAATTCTTCGTCAATATCTACAAGGACTATCATTTCGTCTTGAGCCTCTGGCTTTGTTGCCATGAGTCCGTCAAAAACTTTGAGCTCTAATACTTGTAAAGGGTAGGGATTCCAAACTAAAAGGGTTAAAAGACCTATTGCGGATAGTATTCGTGTCTTCATTTAAAATTTATAGCTAAGTCTTAATCCAATAGATTTATTTTTAGATACTGTATCTATATACACCATATTCATAATAACTAAAGCTACAAACTTAGGCTTATTGCTATTTTTCCATAACGGTGTTGGGTAGCTTTTATTCAACAGATAATATGCCCCTCCTACAAGAAGTGTTTTGACTATGAGTACTTCTTCTTTACTTGGACGAGGTCCAATCAATAAATTACTTTCGTGAAAAGGACATTCTTTGCCTAGTTTATTTTGGCAGTCAATAAGATCAAATGTTTGCATAGTATCAACAACATTTAATAATACAAATGATTTAAATAATGTTTCATTGACTGGGTGCCAATTTTTCCACTCTGCGTATCCTAAAGAAGGCAGTAAGATAAGTATTGATATTATTAGTGTTTTCATTTTCGTTTATCCCACATTCGTTCGTGAAAGTAATATAGATACATCTTTGTAGCGATTTCTATACTAGCTATTCCGCCCGCTAATGTCCACTCTCCTGTTATAAACCAGCTAATTAAAAAAGTATCAGTAGTAGCCAAAACTCTCCATGTGATAGTTTTGAAGGCGCTCCTTCTACGACTTTTACTAAGCGTGTTCATTGTTGTGTTATTGATATTGTTTTAGTACAACTACTCGTACAATTAAAAGTTGCACTATAGGCTTGATTTGTGGAGCCACTTTGAGTTACATCGACATCATAGTCATCTGTGTAAAACTTCATATTAGCAGTATGGGCTCCATTACCGCTTTGAGTTAAATCTACGTCTGTGTTATCTGCGTCAGCGTAAAAAAATATGTCGGCATCTTTATTTCCGCTTCCCGATTGAACTATAGTTGCTGAGTTGTTA